CCAGGAAAAAGAATAGTTCCATTTAGTGAATTAACTTTAAATCCGTCATCTGTAAACATAAGTACAGACGCAACAACAGCTACAACATTTACTTTTAACTCACCAGTTTATTTACAAGAAAAAACAGAATATTGTTTTGTTGTAATGGCTAATACTAATAATTACAACTGTTATGTTGGAAGATTAGGTGAAAAAGTAATAGGTTCAGATAGAACAATTTCTCAACAACCTTATGCTGGTGTTATGTTTAAATCTCAAAACGGTTCTACATGGACAGCAGAACAAAATGAAGATATTAAATTTAAAATCAAAAGAGCAGAATTTGAAAATGTTACAGGTACAGTTACTTTAACTAATGACGCTTTACCTACTAGAACATTAAAAACTAATCCTATTAGAACAACAAACTCTAGTGGTGTAATGACAGTTTCACATCCTAATCACGGTATGCATGGTACAACAAACAATGTTATAATTGCAGGTATTCCATCAGGAACTTACAATGGTGTTGCTCATTCCGATATTAATGGAACATACACAAGTATTTCAAACGTAACTTTAGATAGTTATGATATTACAACAAGTGGTACAGCAAATGCTACAGGAGATGTAGGTGGTACTGTTGTAACAGCAACACAAAACAGATTGTATGATGTTTTAAATCTAAACTTACAAACATTAAATGTTGCCGGTACAAGCATTGCATATAACATGAGACCTACTTCAGGTAGATCAGTACATGGTTCAGAAACAGAATTTAGTTTAACAGGCGAGACTAGTCAAGTATCAACTATTGCAAATGACAATATTTACTTCACTTCACCTCAACTAGTTGCAAGTGCAATAAACGAAACAAACGAATTATCAGGAAGTAAGTCTTTATTTGTAAATCTTACTTTCAATACTACTAACACTAAATTATCTCCAGTATTAGATATGCAAAGAGTTAGTGCTTACACAATTCAAAACAGAATTAACAAAGCAACAACAGGTAATACACCTAATTATGTTTCAGACATAGCTGCAAGTGATACATCATCAGCAGCTGCCTACATAACTAAATCTGTCGTACTAGATAATATCTCAACTGCTTTAGATGTAAGATTAACGCAGAATGTAAGATCAAGTTCTAGTGTAAAAGTTTATTACAGACTATCTTCTTCCGAAGAAGCTAGACTAATAGGTGATATAGGTTGGACACCATTTAACAGTACAGGACTAGAAGACACAACAGTTACACCTGCTGAAGATGATAATACATTTAAAGAGTACAAATATAGTGCTTCAGGATTAAATGAGTTTACTACTTTTCAAATAAAAATAGTTATGGAAGGAACAAACTCAGCATATCCACCAATAGTAAGAGATTTAAGAGGTATTGCATTAGCGATATAATATTATGGCAACTAATACATTAAAAGTACAAGGATTTGATGATTTAGTAAGAGACATAGATACCAAGGCTATTATTAACACTAATAGATCAGAATATAACTCATATATGAAAAGAGTTAAATCTAGAGAAAGTGGCAATGATATGGTAAGAGGTCTTGTAACAGAGATAAATAATTTAAAGAAAGAATTATACGATATTAAGAAAGATTTAAAAAAAGGTAAATAGTTATGGCAGTAAAAAATATATCAGGAACAGACACACTAGAAACATTTAGAACACAGTTTAACGACTTAGCTTTAAATGACTTTGGTGATTCTGCTTTACTTGCAAGTGCAGGTATATCAGCAACGTCTGTTGTGGGTGCAGTAGTAGAATTATCTTCACAAATAGGTACAGGTCAAGGACACTATATTAGAGACGCAAGTTCAACAGTTCAGTTAATTGCTCCAGGTAATACTATATCTTTTCTAGGTACAAGTAATCAGATAAATGCTGTAGTTTCAAGTCCCGATACAGTAACACTTGCTTTTCCAACTAACGTAAATGTTGTTAATTTGACAGTTAGTGGTACTTTAAATGGACAGACTGTAACCTTTCCAAGTACAGCAGGAGAAATAATATCAACTGGTTCAATAGATTTAGTTGCTGAAACTATGATGGCTGATGACGCTATTGGTTCAACACAAATGAAAACATTATCTACACTATTAATTAAAAATAGTTCAGGTTCTACTTTAAAAACACTACACGGCGCCGGCGTTTAAAACTAGTCACTTAACGGTGATATAAATAAGATTATGAATATATTATTAACAGGCAGTGAAGGATTTATAGGTAAACACCTTCATAAACATCTAGAAAAAAACAATCACAAAGTAATCCCAATAGACAAACTAACAGGTAACGATTTATTAAATTGTGACCTTAAATACGATGTAGATTTAGTCATACACTTGGCTGGTCTATCAGGTGTTAGAGATAGTTTAGATAGACCTACAGAATACTGGAAAGAAAATGTAATTGCAGGTCAGAGACTATTTGAATACTTTCCAGACACAAGAATACTATATGCAAGTTCATCAACAGCAATAGAACCTTGGCGTAATCCTTATGCCATGAGTAAACTATCTTTAGAACAATTAGCACCTAAAAATAGTGTCGGTATGAGATTTACAACTGTATACGGACCAGGCGCTAGAGAACATATGTTGATACCAAGAATTTTAAGAAATGATGTACCATTTATTCATACCAATCATACAAGAGACTTTATTCATGTAAATGATATATTAAGTGCGATTGATACATTAATAAAAAGTGATTATCAAGGTGTAACCGATGTTGGTAGAGGAGAGTCTTACAATCTATTAGATTTGATCGCAACATTTAAAATTGATTGTGAAAGAGCTATAGGTGGTGAGTTTGAGAGATTAGATAACAAAGCAGATAACACAGTATTAAACAAACTAAATTGGTCAACTACAATTGACCTATATGATTATATAAAGGATAGAAAAAATGTTCAATGAAGAATTATTAAAAAACCATCTAGTTTCAGCACACTTTACTAACAGTGATAGAACATGGATTGAAGTATTAACAAATGAAGTAAAAGGTAGTTTAACACCTTATCATATTGAGTATGATGAAAATCATTCTCTATACCAATTGTTAAGTAAATTCGTAACTGTAGACCAATTGCATGAAAATACATATGCTAGAAATGAAGAAGCAAGAAAAGAGTTTGAAAAATCAAGTTTAGAGATAGCTGTTAAAGCAGGTCTTGTACAAACAGACGAAACATCACCAACTAGAGTACTTGACTACATCTTTAACAAAAAAGAAAGTGAAGATGAAATGTTTGCTTTGAAGATTGCTTTATTTGAAATTGATGAGATTAAAGATTCTAAAGATGTCAAAGCTAAGAAAGCAATGAGAAAGAGTAAGACTAAACTTGAACTGTTGAAATCGGCGATTGATCTTTATAGTGCGGAATTATAAAATCTGACCACCAACCATTCCAACCTGGTTCTAAAAGATGGTTCATTTGACCTAGAGTACATATACTAAATTCTTTTGGTGGCACTTCATACATATAGTTTTTAATAGAAGGACAAACTTTATCATAGTTTTTGTAATCTATTTCTCTATAGTAAAATTCATCACTACCTTTATTGTACTTTTCAAGATACATTTTTTCATTTGATTTAAATTTATCCCATATGTGAGAAACATCTCCTGTCCATGAAACAATAGTAGAGTTTAGTGGTGTGTGGGCTTCTTCTCTCCACCACAAATCATTCAATAAAGTAAAGTCTTTACGAAATAAATTAGGTAACTCCTTCCATATAATAACATCTAAATCAAAATATAAATTTTCCCCATCACGAAATTTGTCATACATTTGAAACTTATTGTACCAATTACCGTAAAGGTCCGTTTCTAAAACTTCAAAACTATCATAAGATATTCCAGAGTGGAAATCTATCATATATTTTAAGTTATCAACATGCCATTGAGTAAACTTATTACCAAATTTACAAGCTATTATTCTTCTCATTATTAACTCCTAGGAGGCGTTCTATCAGAAACAACATAGGGTATTCCATCATTGTAATACCTTACATCATCAATGTCACATATTAAATCAAGATTAGCCCATTGTCCTGATTTTTTAATTTTTTGATATAAATTTGCAAAAGATTTCATATATTTTTCAGGTCCTACACCAGATACTTCATAGTCTCCACACATAGACAATATTATTTGTGTATAGTGACCTTGTTCAGCCCAACGTAAAGCAGAGTGATCTAATGTTTTAAAAACACAACCTGCTAGGTTTTGACCTGCTACAAGTACGTTTTGAATTTCTTTACCTTTTAATTTGAATTTATTTTTTATACTCACAATGGAGTTAAGGTTTCCATTTTTATATTTGCTATCCCATTCTAACCACTGCCAATCATATCTTCCTTTAACTTCTTCGTATAAGTTATTTAGATTGTATGCATTAGGAACTTTTTCATCTAAATTTTCAGATACTATACAAAGGTCTTCACAAGGGTGTTCAAACAGTAATCTTTTTAAAGTACTGAAACGAAGATCCTCTAACTCTTTGTCACGGTTAAGAAACGAATTACCTTCAAAGTCAATTAAGTTTAGAAGTGTGACTTGTTTAAGTTTTTCTGGGTGGTACATTATTAATCTTCAAATGCCCATGTCTTCTCGTTACACCAGAAACATTTATTACAATTTTCAAGAGTTTGCGACCAAGCACATGATTTAGTTAAAGGATATAAACTATCCATTAGATTGTGTTCTTTAAAAACACCTGCTACGAATTTCTTATCGTTTCTTAAATAAGGTTGATATGTAAGACCACCTTTATCTATTGTGTCCATAACTTTCAGTTTACTTTCACCAGGATCTCTTTTTCTTTCTGCCACTTTATAAAATCCTCTTTCTTTCTGTACATCTACAGGAGGATTAGAAGTCATAGCCATAACAACAGGTGCGTCATACTGTAAAGACATTTTTGATCTTTTATCTCTATTTTGTAAAGCCTTTGAACAACCATTTAATGTTCCCCACATAGAAACTTTTTTACCATTTACTATAAGACTACCTTTTGGTGAGGCCATTGCTAGTTTTGCTTTCTCTTGCCAAACTGGATCAGACGTAGATACTGTAAATATCTTTAGATCATGTAGTTTAGGAAATTTGTTTTGTAACCATTGATGTACTTCTATAGCACGTTCAGTGTCTATAGGACAGTCTTCATCTTTGGTATGAAAAGGGTACATATCTATGTTAGGAAAGTTTGTACCTATTAAGTATGTAAGTGATGATGAATCACAGCCACCTGATAATGATACTACAACCTTATCTGGTGGTCCTTCTGGAAAATGTTCTTTTCCGAATAAGTCAATAGTTTGATTGCCGTATGTTAGTTTCATAATAAATCCTTAATAATTAGTTTCTCTTTTTGCCTTTAAATAGTATTCTTCTAGTTCGGGGTGTGTTGTAAATAAATCGTGTCCTTCTTTTTTACTAAAACCATTTTGGTCTAAATCGTGACAGTAATCAATTGTCTTAATAAATTCTTCAACATCTTGTTCTTTGTCTAATGCTTTTATAATATTAGGATAGTCTTTATAAAATGGTTTTAACTTCTCTTTAATTTCTTTAGGTAAATTCTTTACTTGTAATATTCTTGGGTGTTCAATGATATAAAACGTGTGTTGTATACCCATATCTTTTAATAATGCAATTAGTTTATAATTTTCTAGTACACTTAAAAAAGATATTACAGAGTGAACATTAACTCTTGCGTTTCTTCTAGCTCTCATTGTTTTCACATTATCCAAAAGTGAAGGCCAATCTGATTTCTTTCTTAAATAGTCATTATATTTACCGTAACTATCTATTGATACTTTCATAACAAACTCTTTGAAGTGAGGAAAGTAATCTCTAAAGTTGTAACCGTCCATATCAAATACTGATAAGTTTGTTTTATAGATTAAGTCTATACCTTTTGAATGACCTGTTGCTACTAATTTGTCTAATAGTTTGTAGTGATTTTTCATAACTAAAGGTTCGCCACCAATTAGTTTGATTGATCTAGTATACTTTGCTACGGAGGCAACATCGTCTGTATATTCATCGTCATCATGTTTCATTGTATTCATTCTTTCACCGTCTTTAGGGTCTAGATCAGGATCATATACTTTTTTTAATTGTTTTAGTGAGAGAGTTCTAGTGTTAGCACTTCTTGGTGTACACATATAACAATCTAGATTACAAGCATTACCAAACATCTTCATTTTAATATCTAGTATTCTTTCATCAAATTCTGTAATTGCTCCTTCTTCAACAAACTTTTGAACGGCTCTTAATAATTCTGGTACTTTACTATCAAATGTTCCTGCTAGTATTTGTTCAGTATACTTTTGTCTGTCTGAACGACCATATTTTTGTTCTTGTTTCCAACAACCTGTACAATGATGTCTAAAATATTTTGGATCATAATCTTCTTTTAACATTTCTGCTCTTAATTTATTTTGATAGTCGGAAGTATACCATTCTTTTATTTTAGTATCTTCCATGTTATGGCCAGTTCTAGCTAGTGCGTCATAACAAGGTGCATATCTGCCACTTAAACTAGAGAATACGTGTGTGAAAGGAAGTGGACAAAACCATAGTTTTTTATCTTTTAGTTTTTGTTCAAACTCTTTTTTCTGTTGCTCGTTCATACTAGTTATTTATCCATATGTTATACAACGGACTTTGAGGACTGCCATGTATAGAACGATTAGGTCCTGTATAGTGTACCATCTTTAGTGTCTCAGCTGGTTCATCTAGTAACATATAGTCAACATTAAAAGTTTTAGCGTATAGTTTATTTAAAGCAATCATATCTTCTCTATTTTCTGTATATTTACCTAACCATTCTGGTGGTGTCAAAGTAAGTTTACTTTTCTTTTCAAATATTTTCCAATCAACATAATTTTGTTCTCCATAATACTTAAAGTGTACTTTACCTGTATTGTAATAATGTAATTGCCAATATGGTGGATTAAGTGCGAAATCGTCCCATATATGCTTAAACTGTCCTGATTTAAATTTATAAAAACCACCGTTTAGTGGTAAGATATTATTGTCTTTAAGTTTCTTTTCTTCACCATTTGTTGTAGCATTATTCCACCAAGTGCCATAAGATACTAGTTCATCATCACCGACAGGAAAACCTATAAGATCATCTACATTACCTACAACAACTTGATCTATATCCATTATTATTATATCATCACCTGGCTGTTGACCACCAAATAGAGGACTAAAGAATTTTAATTTATGCCAGTGTTTTTTAATGTCGCTATGATGATTATAAGGTAGTACAACATCTGCTTCAACATTAGGATCGTCACTTATACATACTGATCTAAAAGGTATACTACTATTCTTTCTTAAAGCCTTATAGAAGTTACCAACATAGTCTGGCGTATAAGTGCCTTTATAATATACAGTGCATATTCTAATCATCAATATGTTTCCATATCAAATCAAATCTTTTATTAATGGCATGTATAAGTTTGGCTGTCGTAGGAATAAACATTTGACTATCAAAAAAATAATGCCAATCTTTGTCTAACCATTGTACCGGTACTTTCTTTTCTTTTAACTTAACAGCAAACAGTGTCTCGTTATCATAACCAAAGAAATCAGCAATCTTTTTAGGAAATAAATCGTATACTCCTATAAGACTTGTCATTAATTTAAGGTCATCTTTAAAATCAGTAAAGTATTCTAATTGATCTAAATGCTTTTTACTAATACCTACTATACCTGTATTAATAACATCATTGGTTGGACTTAAACCTTTCTCTATTAACATAGCCTGAGCATTATAGTACTTGGCGTTTGGACTTCTTATTGTTTGAGTTTTAGGTGTTATTCTTTGAATAGGACTTACTCTTTCATTGTTATTTAAAACACATATACCTTTTGATAAGTCCCATACTTCAAAAAAGTTTTCATTTGTATTAGGAACAACATCAAAGTCTAGGTACAATACTTCATCGTATTTCTTACCAAACTCATATAGTAGATGTATCTTAAAGAAATTAACTATGTTATAACTTGTAATTTCTGGATAGTTTTTTCTAAAGAATTTATAGTACTCTGTATAGTCTTCAACCATTTTAAAGTCTACACCAATACTCTTAGCATATTCAACTTTACAATCTACCAATCTTTGATAGTTTATTTGAAATTCATTTTTAGTATTATAGTTTGTATGTACGGCGTCTGGTTTCTTTATATGATCGTCAAATAAATCTAACTCTGCCTTAGGTATATCTATGAATAAACTGAATATTATTCTTTTCATACTACTCCTTGTAGTGTGCTGGTGTATCTGTTTCCAGTTTACCAATTAATAAAAATCTTGTTCCTCTATAGTCTGTTACCTTTTCTTCAGCAAGAACTGTTGCTGTATCTGGTAACTGTTTTTTAAAATCTTCTATTGTATCTACACAGTTTATATGTCCTTCAATATCATACATGTCGTTAGATGTAAAAGCAAAGTAAGAATTTATGTTACTTAAAATCTTTAAGTCTCTCATAGGTTTCATATGTTCACAAGAGGTGTTAATAATAAGTTTTGTTCTTTTAATTCTGTTAGAATCTTCAGCCCATTCAAAACAATCTTTATTAACAAAGTCTATTTGTTTATATCCTGGATATATTCTATATTTGTTTCTACTAATAACTTGTGGATCTAAATCTATAGCAGTAATTCTTTTAACTTCATGGTAAAAGGCAGGTATTAATATACTACCATACCAACAACCAAAAATAGCTATATCATCTTCTTTTTCTAATGGTACTAATTTCTTAATATGATCTATAAGTTTTATTTTAGTATTGAATTGGTTAGGACTTAATGAATCTAATAGATCACTATTCTCTCTAATTTCTTCCATTATATTTTTAAATAAATTTAAATCAATCATTTTCTTATTATATAATCATTAATAACTAATATATCTATAGCAGTTTTCTTAAATGTTCTTAATGCATGTTCAGGAGTTTCTACAATAGGTTCTTGACAGTTAAAACTTGTATTAACTAACATAGGAACACCAGTGATCTCTCCGAACTCTCTTATAAGTTCATAGAATTTACTATTATCTTTTTTATTTACTGTTTGTATTCTAGCCGTGCCATCAACGTGAGTAACACCAGGTATTACATTTTTCATTTCTGGTTTAACTTTACATATTCTTGACATGTAAGGACTAGGTGAGTTAGTATCAAAGTATTGTTTATAGTGTTCTTCTAATACGGCTGGTGCAAATGGTCTAAAGTCTTCTCTCATTTTAACAGTACCATTAATAATATCTTTTATATCAGGATTTCTAGGATCAGCTAATATACTTCTATTACCTAATGCTCTGTTACCACTTTCTGATTTACCTTGAAACCAACCTACTATCTTGCCATCAGCAAGTGCTTGAGCAATTTCTTTATATGAAGTTAACTTTTCTTCGCCTTTGTAATAGTCATATGATTTGCCAGCATAAACGTTAGAAATATGTACATTATTGTTTATTGTATAGTCAGCATGTTGATAAGCACCAATAGCCTGTCCTTCATCACCAATTGCAGGTGGTACATGAACGTTTTGATAGTGTTCAGTAAACATTTCATTTACATAACCATTGTAAGCAACTCCACCAGCAAGACAAAGATGATCACAAGTTTTTAATGGATAAACATATTCCTTAATTTTTTCCATTGTAATATGTTGTAGTGTATATGCTAAGTCATTTATACCGTGTTTGTCAATCTCTATAGATTTCCATTCTGGATACTTTCTTTCTAAAATAGGTCCTTCTAATATAGTGGTTAATACATTATAATAGTAATCACTAAATTTACCATAACCAACTTTACCCATAAGTTTACTTGCACCTAGTGTTCCGAAACCTGTAAGATTAGACATATGATTCCATAACCACCCGATAGGAAGTTTTGATGATAGATCAGTTGCTTTACCGTCTCTATCAAAAAATAAACATCTGTATTTTGAGCCAATGCCGTCTATTGCAAGTACATCACTTTGTTGATAACCTGAATTTAAAAATGCATAAGCAGCATGTGATTGATGATGATCAATATAATAGATACCATCTTTATAATAATTTTGCCATAATGTTTTAACTTCGTAGTCTAAAATCTCATCATGTCCTTTAAATATAGTTTTAAATAATTCTTCTTTTGATTTTCTTATACCACCATAAGTGTATGTAAATGCTAAAACACTGTCCTCTGGTTTTTTAAGATGTTCTTTTATAAACTGATCATTTAAAGTATAGTCACCAGGATTTAATATATCTGATTGATGATTATATGCTTCTGCTCTGTATGGTAAGTTATGTTTAAATCTAGTATGTCTTTCTATCTGATTGTGAAAGACACCATCGTAGGTATTGTGATCGTGTAAGTTAATTGCGACTGCATTTATTTTCATTTTCTTTTCCATTGTTATATTCGCTTTATTTATAGTCCCATTAAATCTCTTATTTCAGGATCAATCATATCTCTAGACCACATAGGTGTCATTGTAATTCTGACTTTACATTTTAATCCTGGAATACTTTCAACAGCTTGTCTAACTCCATTAACTATTTCATCTACTGCTGGACAAAAAGCAGACGTTAAACTCATTAATACAAATACATATCTTTCAGAGGTAACTTTAACGTCATATATAAGTCCAAGTGTATATATGTCTGTATCAATTTCAGGATCATAACAAGTTTTAAGTTTCTCTGTAATCTTATTAATAAACTCTAGACGCATTTCTTGGTCGTCTTTAATATCTGATAAAGTAGCGTTAACTTGTGGGTCAACCGATGGTGTAGGTTGTCTTAAATCTGGATCATCTGTTTCATTCATAATTTACTCCTATACGTTCAATATGTTAGCGTACTTCTCAATAGGGAAGTGTCCCTTTGGTTGTACATACTCCTTACATGTTACACAATACTTTTCATATTTAAATAACTGGAAATTCATCATCTTGTCTACGTTTTCTTTTGTCATAGGAAACGATCTAGATAGTTCAAGATTGTTAGCAAACTTTTTACTACAGTGTACTATAGTTTTTGTTTCAAAGTTTATTACTGGTACCATTGGAAAAGCGGCACACATTTTACGATCTATTTCAGCTGC